TTATATCCGTTAGGAGTTACTACTATACTAACATCATCTAATAAACTCATTCTATATTATTTAAAGTTGTTAATTGTGCTTCTAAACAAGCCTTAGCCTCAAATACTCCACCATCAGCAATAACTCTTGCTTTAAAAGTATTAGTTTGCTTTTGAACAGGAGTTAACGCACCCTTGTTACTTGTTGGTAATGATATGCCTAGAGATAATTTCATTATGAACTTGTATCACCATCACTCTCTCTGTACCCTATGCCAATACCACTCGTTAAAGTGATAGCAGTTGTACGGAAAAATAATGTTGTTCCAGCATTCATAGTCTGACCATTTAAAGCAGTAATATTAGTAGGGTCACCTGCTATTGTAGAAATCACTGATTCAACTGGAAAAAATATGCAATACCAGTCTTTACCTGTTTGCGCAGCAGTAGTAAAAACTTCTGTACCATAATTCTTACCAAGCATCTCCATTAGTAATGTATTGTCTGTATCGAATGTACTCATTTTTATTTGTTTTTTATATTATTATTAATCTGTAAATATTTTTAGTATAGCACCTAAAGTTATAGTATATATAACCCACATTGCTTTTACTAATATTTTTCTCATAGATGTATTTCTATTTACCCTAGCAGTAACCCCATTATCTGGATTTAACAATCTTTCTGTTAACATATCTAGTTTTTCATCTATACTGTTCATCTTTTCGTTTATAGAGTTTATATCTTTTTTCATTGAAACTATTTCCTCTTTAGTAGTCATTAGTAAGTTGTAGTCTTAATAGTTAAATTCATATATATCTCTGATCCTCCTGTTATTTCTTTTATCATTGGGAATATAATATCTCCTGCTGATATATCTGCATCAGATGCTACTGCAAAAGTAGTTTCATCTATAGCAATTAATTTATTGTTACTTGATAGTCCTGTCAAAACAATCTCTTTTACTCTCTCAGCAGTTCTATTAGATGTATTATCTGCAACTGGAGTTAGTTTACATATTGCAATAGTAAAAGCATTAGAACCTGTACTTGTCGCCCATCCTTTAAAAGATACTGCACTACAATTCTCAGGAACTATTTGTGCTTGACCCATTTCAAAAAAAGCATTAGGAGTAATAGTAATACTTCCTAAAGTTGTACCACCTGAATCTATATTAATTAAGTATGGTGATTTGTCATCTAATATATCTTGACCATAAGAGTAGTTAGTTAATGCAGTTGTAATATAACCTTGCATCTTATAGTTAGTAGCACCCATAAATGACTTATCTTGCCATTGTAAGTTGCCATCAGTACCAGTAGCAGATGTACCTGCAGTCTTGCTCAGTACAGTATTATTAGTAGCAGTTTCAAACCCTTTTGGATTATGCCTATTAATATCGTTTAAATTCTTATGTTCGTTTGCAGCCATTTATATATTTATTTTAACAATCATCACATGGACAAAAATTCTTCCAACTATCATAACCTCTACGCCTAGTATATATGCTATCATACATTATTATACCATGATTCTTATATACATTATCACTACAAGGCTTATTAGCATCAAATGTAGGATATAAACCACTCTGGTCGCTATCTGTCATATAATCTATCATATCCTTTAAGTATATCTCTGCTTTTCTATAAGTATCTTGCTTGTAAACATTCAACTCAGCAGGGTCTATAATCGTAGCAAACTCATCTATATTGTGAACAATACCAGCACTACTACTATTACTCTGTACTTCATTGATAACCTCAAATCTAACAAACCAACATAAACATCTTGTCAAGAAATCATCCATCAAAGTTTGATTTGCAGTTGTTAAAGTGCCATTATTGTGTTGTGTTTTAATTTCTTCATAAAACTTCTGACCTAATGCTGATTTTAAATGAGCCAACTCAGAAAGTAAAATAGTGTTATCAGAAATTAGTGCAGTATCTGTATTAGCATTAGTAAAACTATTGCTTATAACTTCTCCTGCTGTTACTAAAGGTATATATTGGTTTACGTTTGCCATAGTTATTTGTTTGTTTCAGTTACTTGTAAGTCACCTGCATCATCATCTCCTCTCCCATCTGCATCATCATCTCTCGTTACGATGATTTGCTCTCTATCTGTCAAGAACATATTACCTTCTTCTAACATAGGTAAATCCTCATCTAACATTTTTCTTTGCTCATTTATAGTAAGAATTTGCTTAGGGTCAATCTGAGTTGCAAAACTAATTGGTGGCTCATAATGTATAATTAACTCCTCTGGTAAAAAGCCCATTTCTTTATAAAGAATAGTTCTTAAACCATTTAAAAGCAAATCTGAAGTATCTTTAATTACTGTAGTCATTGCTAAATCATAAGCAATTCTTATCTCACTACCTGTATTATTCATCTTACCTGAACTAACTAATCCACTTAATGATGGTTGCCATCTATGTGCAGTTACAATATTCTGGTCAGTAATTCGTTGTAAGTCTATCCAACTACCTTCTTGGTCATCTTTTATTATCTGAACATTAGCATTAGCAGCATCACCATTCTTAACAATAAACATAATCTTACCATTGTTACCATCTCCAACAAATTTCTTCTGTGCTTCTCTTACTAACTTCTTTGCTTCTTCTTCACCCATATCACCATTAATCTCAATAATAGCAGAAGGTTGAAAGCCATTTTTGAATTTAGTGTGATTCCATTTACCAATCTCATAATCTACTGCTATATGCTCTAAAGCAGCAACATAATCTGGTAAACCATAGAATTGGAATGTAGGTTCGTAATCTTTAAATTGCATTACAAATCTACTCCCACTCATTTCAGGATATAGAGGTATAATGTTTAATTTGTCCTTCATAGTATTGTACTTAGCCCAGTCTGGGTGTACATATACTTGTTTCTTGTTTTTAGACATTCTAACAGTAGTTGCATCTATGTGATATAGATTTAGTCCACCATCGTATAAAACGCCTTCAATGTAAGCATTTCCAAAAGTGTAGTAATCATCAGCAAGTTTCTTAAAAACTTCTCTTAATGATTCACCATCTGCATTTACATCTTTAATATATTCTTTAACAGTTTCATTGTTGGTTACAAACTTTGCACCACTTGTGAATACTGCCTTCTGTGCCAATACACTTCTGTGTGTACTAGATTTTCTTTTTAGTTCTGCTAAATATTGAGGAAAGAGGTTGTTATTACCAAAAGGAATAAACTTAGTCCTTACCTTTGATAAGTCTTGAGGTTCTTCAATATGTTCAGGAATTGCTAAGTTAAAAACTCCAAATTCAAAAGTATTACTCTTCTGATTCTGTAGATTTTTTACCTGACTTTTTTGTTTTCTTTGGCTCATCTTTAGTTTTTGTAGTTGATAATTTATCTATTACATCAGTCATTCCTAGTTCTTCATAAGCGTACGCTAACTCTTCCTGAGTAGCAAATCCCCATTCTATTTTAATACCATCCTTGACAGAAATTCCACTTTTATATTTTGCCTTGTAAGTACCCATAAATGTATATATTTTTAAAGTGTTTAAATTTATTTCTTTATCTGAACAATTACACATAATTATTAGAAAGATATTAATAGGAAAATGTTATAAACTTTTTACGAACTAAGTTCAACCTATTATTATTCTTTTAATTATTAAGTTATAGTTACAAAAAGCCCTGTACTATCTATTGAAGGCGCAGAACCTGCTGGTACATAATTTCTTGGTAACTCATACTGAGTACAAGTTATAGTTACAGTTAATCCATTTTCATCAGAAAAAGCAGCACCTGAACCTCCTTCAACACTTGCTAATCTTGCAAATGTTTGTGGTCTTGTTCCAATGTGAGAAGCAACAGGAATATCTAAACCTCCATCACCACCTGTTAATACATCAGAAACACCTAAAACAAAGTAAGTACCATTTGTATCTTCAGCCATTACCATTAAACATTTACCTGCAAAATCTTGTATTCTGTTTCTTTTAGTTAAATCCATTTTAGGTAACATAAAAGTTAAGTTACACTCATAAGTATTTACATTCTTTTCAGAAGTACCAGAAATTGTTATTGCAGGAGTTTCTATCTTGCTTTCAAACACCCCCCAAGTAGAATTAGTTCCTCCACTATCTGCTATAGATGTAATAGTTCCTGTTCCTAATGCTATTTGGTCAGGAGAACCTGTTGAGTTCCACTCTCTTATAAATACTCTCTGAATACCTCCACTCGCTTGTAAATCCGAGCATCCTATTGATAATCCATCTGTTATTGCCATTTTATTTTATTTTTTTAGTTATTAAGAAGTAGTTGCTTTATATGAAGCAGAAGGAGTAGCATCAGTATAATAGTTAATAGTACCAGTAAACTCTCTTGGTAATTCATATTGTTTAGCCATTAAATTAACTGTTATTGCGTTATCATCTGTAAATGCACTACCTGAACCACCCTCCATTGAAGCAACATTTAAAAATGTTTGACTTCTTGAAGCAACTGATTCGTTTCTGTATTTTTCTGAAGCACCTAAAACAAAAGCATTACCATTGTTATCAACAGCAATACCCATCATACAATCAGTTAACATATTTTGTAATTCAGCAAACTTTTTTGTTTCCATTCTTGGTAGAGTAAAAGTCAAACCACATTCAAAAGCAGTTGAACCATTTTCTTTAGTAGCATTAATAGACATACTAGCCTCTTGACTTTTAAATTCATATAAATACCAATCTGCTGTAGACCCACCTGTATCAACTATACTTGAAATAGCATGGTCATCAGAACTATCATAAGTAACTACATCACCTGTAGCCCAATCTCTTAATAATATATGTTTTATACCTCCTACTTGTTGTAAATCAGCACAACTAATTGCGATTCCTTTATCTATTGCCATTTTATTATTATTTTATTGATTATAAAAAGTAATTAAGAGAGTGCTTTTACACACTCTCTATTATTACATTATTGTTATGTTGTTACAACTCCCCATTGAACAAGAGAAGGGTACAAAAACTGTACTCCAAGTTTGAAGTAACCTCTGAAGAACATTTTCTCTTCTAAGTCATCATAGAAAACTTTGAAAGAACCTTCTGGGTCAGTTACATCAGAACCAATGATTAAGTTCTCAACTGCACAGTAACATACACCATT